CAATGGCGCCGAAGCCCGAACTGTTCTTGGCTTGCTTGATGTTGAACAACCGGAATATGACATACATGAATGGAATTTAAAAAATACTTTGAAAAATAGCGCTCAAAATCGCGAAGAGGCTAAAAATAAATTTTTCTCTTGGTTATACAATCCTGACTCAAGCACTATTCAAGATTCAGTATACGACAGAAACGCACTTCTTGAAAAATATTATAGTGACGGATATGTGAATACCATATTTGGAAGAAAAATTAAGGTGGACAGCTACAAAGCGCTAAATTACATTATTCAAAGCACAACCGCTGATTTGGTAAACGATCGAGCCGTTAAAATTGATGATTTTTTGAAAGATAAAAAATCGTTTGTATCTCACATCGTTCACGATGAGGTTGTGATAGATCTACATGATGATGAGCGCTCACTTGTTACAGAGATAGAGGATATATTTAAAAATAATAAAATGGGTCAATATAAGACCAATACAAAAGCAGCTAAAAATTACTACGATTTGGAGGTTTTACGTCTATGATATCTATCGTTGGAATAGGAAATGCAGCATCAAGGATAGCTGAAAAATTTAACCCCCAGCAGGGAAACTATAATGTATATCTTATGGGTAGTGATCTTGAAGATTCAGAAAGATCTTTTAAATTGAAAAAATTTGAAAACCCAGAAGACTACGAAAAAAATATACCCGATTTAAAAACATTTTTCAAAGACGTAAGTGAGACTGTGCAAGTTTTTATAGTTGGTTCTTCGCTTAGTTCAAACTACTCATTGGGTATTTTAGAGCAAATAAAAGATAAAAAGATAGAAGTTATTTATATAAAGCCCGACGTAGAGCTATTGACTGGTGTGCCCAAACTAACAGAAAATGCTGTTTATCGCGTTCTTCAAGAATACGCGCGTTCCGGCTTATTACAATCAATAACAATTTTTTCAAATCTCGAACTGGAGAAGAGCTTGTCTAATATTTCCATTAAAAATTATTTTGATAGTATCAATCAGGCTATATTCTCATCAGTCCATTATCTTAACTTTTTCAGCCACACGGATCCGGAAGTAGGTCAGGTTTCAAAACCACTGGATATAAACAGAATCCGTTCTATTGGGGCAATAGATGTTAAAAATATATCAGAAAAGTGGTTCTTTAACCTTGACAGCCCCCGTGAAACCTGTTATTATATCTGTATAAATGAAGAAAGACTAGAAAAAGAATCAGGATTACATAAAAAGCTTGTCGATATGTTAAAGGAAAAACCTAGAAATGTATTTAGAAAAGTATCATATGGAATCTGGGAAACACACTTAGAAGACTTTGGGTTTTGCGTTGCCCACACTAACGCTATACAACACAACACTCTTGACAAGTTAGAGCAAGAGTAATACATTAGATGCTGAGGAAAGCTCAGTATACTTTATCAAAACAACAAGGAGAAAAAAGTAATGTCTATTAACATGGAACTAATGAAAAAGAAACTCGCCACCCTGCGTGGCGATGGCAACAGCGCGGAAAATTCCGTGTGGTTCAAGCCACAAGAGGGGGAAACGGTAATTCGAATCGTCCCCTCAGCCGATGGAGATCCGCTCAAGGAGATGCATTTCCATTATAATGTGGGTGAACATAGAGGCGGCGTCCTTTGTCCAAAGAGAAACTTTGGTGAGCGCTGCCCAATTTGCGATTTTGCATCCTCCGTTTGGAAGGATGGAGTCAGCAACAACGATGAGGAAAGTAAGAAGCTTGCAAAGTCACTATTTGTACGCGGGCGTTATTTCTCTCCTGTCATTGTTCGCGGACAAGAACAAGAAGGGGTGAAGGTTTATGGCTACGGAAAGAAAGCCTATGAACTTCTTCTTGGCTATATTCTAGATCCAGAATATGGCGATATTACAGATAGCTTGGAAGGCACCGACATAACACTAGTCTACACAAAACCCACTACACCCGGTGCCTATCCCCAAACAAGTCTGAAAATGCGTCGGAGCACTTCGACGCTGCTTGAAGATCAAGAGGCAATCCCCGCATTACTTGATCGTATGCCCGACTTTGACGCACTATTTGAACGTCTTTCTCCCGAGGAAGTCGATTCTATTCTCGACGAGCAACTTTCTGGAAATTTAAGTGCAGAACAGCGCTCTTCCGAGATGGGACGTTACAATGCTGATAGTCAAAACCCAGTTGACAAAGCATTTGATGAGTTAATGGCAAACAAGTAGAAGACTTGTTAATAACCGCTGGCAGACCGGTCCAAATGTAAATAGTCTGCCGCATTATTCTATTCATAAAAAGGAGAATATTATGGAATGGTTGAAATCAGTATGGGCACGATGGAAGGTCCAAGTAAGTGTTATAGGCGGCGTCTTAGTCGTTGCAACAGCTTACGGAACATGCTCTTACGAGCCACCAGTAGCGGAGGTCAGCGAGTTTACCCCCGCAACGGAGACAACCGAGACAACCACTACAGCCGTGGAAGTTTCTGCTACAACGAACAGCGAAGATGCTAATTCGTTTGAAGAAGCAACCACAACTACAACTGAGTAGTAAAAAGCCGCTGGCAGACCGGTTAAAAGTCTGCCGCTATTTTAAGGAGAGAAGATGAGACTAGTTCTACCAATCCTAGCCGTGACCCTATTGATGGCTTGCGGGGATAAGGATGAAGACACCGCGGCAGACACCGCTAGCTCTGTTGACACAGCAGCAGAGTAACAAAAAGCCGCTGGCAGACCGGTAAAAAGTCTGCTGCTTTTTTTTGGGTTTATAATGAAGACACCGCTACGCTATCCGGGCGGCAAATCACGTGCTGTTAAGCATATTTTGCCTCATATCCCGGAAGATATCGATCGACTTTGCTCGCCATTCTTCGGGGGTGGTTCTCTTGAGCTAGCCATTGCTGCTCGCGGGACAGAAGTGCGAGGATATGATAAGATGAAACAGTTGGTATGGTTTTGGCAAGCACTTTGTGCTGACAACAACAAGTTGGCAGACGAGGTTCAAAATCTCCGAACAGAATATGATATTCGCAATGGCGACACTGTGACAGGATGCTCTAAGGAAGCATTCAATCAGTATCGAGAGGAGCTTAAGACTGAATCCTTTATGTTCTCTTATGAGAGAGCAGCAAAATATTATGCCATTAACCGCGCTAGTTTCTCTGGCGCCACGTTTAGTGGTGGGTGGTCGGAAAAAGCTTCATATGCGAGGTTTACTGATTCCTCTATCCAGAGATTGCGAGACTTTGAAGCTAAAAATTTTAGAGTAGATTACGCCGATTTTGAAGATGCGATAGATTATCACCCAAAAGCCTTTTTATACCTTGATCCGCCGTATATGTTACCAACAACTCAAAATGCGCTATATGGAACCAACGGAGATCTGCACCGCTCGTTTGATCACGAAAGGCTATATTCCTTGTTGACAAAGCGCACAGGATGGGTTATGTCTTATAACAGATGCGACACAATTAAAAAGATGTATGAAGGTTACAAAATCATTGATGCCGAATGGGCTTATGGCATGAAAAATCAAAAGACAAAAAAAACAACCAAGAAGATGGGAAAATCTTCAGAAATCTTAATTATAGGGAGATAAAGTGGCTAAAAACACTGGAATAGAATTTGAAAAAGACATCATGGACTGCTGCCGCGGCAATGCCGCTACACCAGAGGCACATTCTGCATATGAAAACATCATATCAGAATTTGGAAGTGTATCCGGCTTGAAACACAGTTCCGAAGTAAAATTAAAGTGTAACCCAAAAGCTGACTTATTGTTCGAAGATGGGCGCGCCGGCATCTCAGTCAAAAAGCAAGGAACAATACAGTTAGCCTCTGGTGGACTTAATTATAATTCTAATAGTTTTAAACTGTGTTACGAAGAGGTGAAAGAACTCTTGACACCTTCTGAGGATTACATCGTTCAGGACTTGTTAACAAAATTTCCAAAAGAAAATTTGTATATACCGAATCCAGAATGGGATTCTTGGAGAAGTTCAACTGGTCAGATTATAGATGATGCGCTAAAAAACGTATGGGACAACGTACCTCTTTTTAGAGAAGCAGTTGTCGATGAGATGCTAAGCGGCAGAAGACTATACAAAGATAAGCCAAGAGCAATCGCTGACTACATTTTGACGCCTACAAAAATTAGTAAAATTGATAAAAACTACGTGACAAATGCTTCACCACATGTTAAAATAAGAATAGCTGCTAAGGGCAGATGGAAGCAAAAAGTACGCCACCGAGAAGTGAGCGTTAGATTTGATTATAAAACTTAAGGAGAGTACAATGGCAAAATCAAAAGCAACAGCGAAGGCAGGTCGTGTGGATATGCAAGACCTATTAAAACTAGTGAACAAAAAGGCGGGCAGAAGTGTTGCGCATGACTTAACAGGTGATAATCCCACCTCAGTTAAAGAATGGATCCCAACCGGCTCACGCTGGCTTGATTCCATTATCTGCAAAGGAAAGATTGCCGGCATTCCTGTCGGCAAGGTTACAGAGATTGCTGGT